ACTGATATACCTGCTGACCGTAAGGCTGAAGCACAAGGTGCGCTAGACGTTTACACAGAGAAGATGTTTGCTACTATCAAGCAATCTAACTTTGACATTGCCGTTGGTGAGTCATTGCTAGACTTGTGCGTAGGCACATCCGTAATGATGGTGCAACCCGGTGACGATACTAGCCCAATCAACTTTATACCAGTGCCACAGTTTCTAGTAGCGTTTGAAGAAGGCGCTAATGGTCGTGTGGATAATGTGTATCGTCGCATGCGTTTAAAAGGCGAGGCTATTGCCCAGCAATGGAAAGACGCTAAGATTGAGGGAGCGTTAAAGAGCAAAATCGAACAGAAGCCGACAGAAGATATTGAGCTAATAGAAGCGACAGTGTTTGATGCTAAACGCGGTGATTATTGCTACCATGTTATCCACAAGGAAAGCAAGTCAGAGATTGTCTATCGTCGCATGAAGTTTAGTCCTTGGGTTGTTAGCCGTTACATGAAAGTGGCTGGTGAAATCTATGGTCGTGGCCCGTTAATCACAGCGTTGCCTGACATTAAGACATTGAACAAAGTGCTAGAGTTAGTGCTTAAAAACGCTTCATTGGCTATTGCTGGTGTTTACACTGCGGCTGATGATGGTGTGCTTAACCCTAATACTGTCACAATCGCTCCGGGCGTGATTATTCCTGTTGCCCGTAACGGTGGGCCACAAGGCGAGTCGTTGAAGCCTCTACCACGCGCTGGTGACTTCAATGTTTCTCAAATCGTGATGAACGACTTGCGTATGAACATTAAGTCTATCTTGCTAGATGAATCATTGCCGCCGGATAACATGTCTGCTCGTTCTGCGACAGAAGTTATTGAGCGCATGAAACAGCTATCACAAAACTTAGGTTCTGCGTTTGGTCGTTTGATTAACGAGACTATGGTTCCATTGGTAGAGAAGATACTACAGATTATGGATGACCGTGGCATCATTGACTTGCCATTAAAAGTAAATGGTCTTGAGATTAAAGTTACTCCTATCTCGCCACTAGCCATGTCACAGAACATGGATGATGTGCAAAACATTATGCAATACTTGCAAATCACACAGCAAGCTGGCCCTGAAGGTCAGTTCGCATTGAAGACTGATATGTTGCTAGACTTGATTGCAGATAAGATGGCGATACCGCAGTCTGTGCGTAATTCACCAGCAGAGCGTGATACGATGAAACAAGAAGCTATGCAAATGGCTCAACAAGCCGCACAAGCTAATCCTGATATGGCGGCTCAAGTTGCAGGCGAAGCTATGAAAGGTGCAATGTAATGGCAGCACTTGATGGATGGGAAGGGCTTGAGTTTCAAGCTAGAGACATTCGAGATGTAGAGCAAGCGCGTGATGACTTAGCTAAGTTATGCCATCGCGTGTTAGCATCTAACGAAGATGGTAAGAAGTTAATGGAATGGTTACGCACTACTCATATAGAGCATCCCGTTGCCGTGCCGGGGGCTGATTCTAGTTTCGCTTATTACAGAGAAGGTCAAGTAAGCGTCATTAGGGATTTAGAAGCACGGATTAAACAAGCAAAGGAAATTAAATGACAGACGAAAATACCCAACCCCAAGGCGGAGAACAACCTGCCGAAGGCTTATTGGACAGTATTTCACTAGAAAGTAATCAACCAGTAGATACAAACAAATCAGAAATTAGTCACCTACAAGCACCGGAAGATGACTCACCATTAGAGCGCCCAGATTGGTGGCCTGAGAATTTCTGGAAGAAAGACGACTCCGAGCCTGACTTGGAAGCCATAGCAAAATCATGGACAGATTTACGTAAGCAAATTAGCCAAGGTAAACATAAAGCGCCTGAAGATGGCAACTATGACTTTACTGCATTTGGCGAAACACCTGAAGACGACCCAGTTCGTCAACACGTATCAGGATGGGCTAAAGAGTATGGCGTAAGCCAAGTAGCTCTTGATGCTTTAGTTGGTGGCGTGATTGAGAAGGCTGGCGCAGTACAACAACAAGCTAAGTTTGATGCCGCTGCCGAGAAGAAAGCGCTAGGCCCTAATGCTGACGTTATCATTAAAGGCATGACAGAGTGGGCAGGTGGCTTAGTGCAGAAAGGCATTTGGGGCAAGGATGACTTTGAGGAGTTCAAGTTTATGGGCGGTACCGCAAAAGGTATTCAAGCATTGACTAAACTACGTGAAGCATACGAAGGCCGTATTCCTACACAGTCTGCTCCTATTGATGGCGCACCATCTAAAGACGAGCTAATGGGTATGGTTGCTGACCCACGTTATAAAACTGATGCAGCTTACCGCACCAAAGTTGAAAGAATGTTTAACCAAGCGTTCAATTAACTGCAACCGTAAGAACGATACCCAGCTTCGGTTGGGTATTTTTTTGTCCTAATCATAAATATTTCTTATCAATCTGCAAATAATAATTGTATTTACTTATTACTTGTGTTATAAAGAGCGTGGGCATATCATTAAATTGACCCCAAACTCAAGTAACCTTGACGATTGGCTTCCGTAAGTAGCAAGCAACGGCCCATCTCGGTGGCACACCACAGCACAAAACTTTATTTTAATTCGTTATCAGGAGATACATTATGAGCATTTCATTATCAAATGCCTTTGTAACCCTCTTTGACGCAGAAGTTAAACAAGCATACCAAGGCAAAGCAATGTTGGTAGGTGCTGTACGTCAGCGTCGTGGGGTAGAAGGTTCTACAGTTAAGTTTCCAAAAGTAGGTCGTGGCGTTGCTACACCTCGTGTTGGTCAAACAGATGTTACACCGTTAAACGTTGGTTTTTCTAACGTTACATTAACACTAGAAGATTGGATTGCCGCAGAGTATAGCGACATTTTCTCTCAAGTAAAAGTAAACTTTGATGAGCGTTCAGAGCTTGTTCAAGTATTAGGCAACGCTATTGGTCGTCGTCAAGACCAACTTATCTTAGCCGCATTAGCAGCATCAGGTACATCATTAACAGTTTCTAATGATATTGGTGGTACTGACACTAACATGAACGTAGCTAAACTTCGTCAAGCAAAAGGCTTGATGGACAAAAACAACGTTCCACCTACAGACCGTGGCATTATCATTCACTCTAATGGTTTACAATCATTATTGGCAGAGACAGCAGTAACTAGCTCTGACTTCAATACTGTTAAAGCATTAGTAAACGGTGAACTAGATACATTCTTAGGTTTTAAATTCCATGTAATTGGCGACCGTACAGAAGGTGGTTTAGCAATTGATGGTTCATTAGACCGCACATGTTTTGCATTCCACAAAGATGCTATCGGCTACGGTGAAGGCATTGCTCCAAAAACAGAAATCAATTACATCCCAGAAAAAACATCTTTCTTGGTTGCTTCTATGCTTTCTGCTGGCGCAACTGTTATCGACGCAGAAGGTATTGTGTCTATTGTTGCTCGTGAAAGTTAAGGGGAATAAATAATGGCATATTCAAAAACTGGTTTTTCAACAATCGCAGCTTCTAAAGCTGGTAATTCACCTGCAATTTACGCTTACAAGACTACTGATGCTTTAGCTGATGTTAATACATCTGGCTATTTCAACGACTTGTCTACAGTATTAAGCGTAGGTGATTTAATCTATGGCGTAACATCAACAGGCACTACTGCTGTTGCTGCTTTATATTACGTTCTTTCTAACGCTTCTGGCGTTGTGGATGTAAATGATGGCACAGTATTGGCTAACACCGATTCTGACTAAGAAGTAACAAACTAGCTACCCTGCCCAAAAGGTAGGGTGGCTTTTATTTATGTAGAGGTATATATGGCTGCAGGTGATTCAGGCGTTTCAATTTGTTCTGACGCATTGTTAATGCTAGGTGCAAAACCTATCACATCATTTACTGAAGGCACAGATGAGGCCTCTGTATGTGACCGCCTATACCCAGATATTCGTGACCAAGCTCTGATGATTTATCCATGGAGCTTCTCATTCAAAAAGACACAGCTTGCTCGTCTAGTAACAACTCCAACCAACGAATTTAAATACGAATACCAAATGCCTGCTGATAGGCTTGGTGCGCCACGTGCTGTATACAATTCTAGTGGTGTGAGCGAAATGCCAATTGTTGGCTACCGTATCATGGGTTCTAAGTTGTTGACTAACGAAGAAATAATCTATGTCGATTACCAGTATTACACCCCTGAGACTGAAATGCCTGTGTGGTTTATTCAGTTACTCAAGTATCTAACAGCATGGCACATATCAATCCCTATCACAGACCAAACAGAAAAAGCTGCTTATTGGCAAGGCGTAGCAGTAGGTTCTCCTGGTGAGAACGGTCGTGGTGGTTATATGCGTACTGCCATGAACATTGATGGTCAAAACCAGCCAGCAAATAGCATTAAAGACTTCTCTCTAATTTCTGTACGAGGATAGTAGATGGCTCGCTTTGTCACAATGCAGACAAACTTCACGGCTGGTGAGCTTGACCCATTAATCCGTGCGCGTAATGACTTAAAGTCTTACGGCAATGCGTTAGAGAAAGCAACCAATGTAGTCTGCCAACCACAAGGCGGCATCACTCGCAGACCCGGTACACGTTACGTTACAGCATTACCTAACTCTGGAACTGAGTCTGCTGGCAATGGCTCACGCTTAGTTGCGTTTGAGTTCTCCACTTCTGATAGCTACATGTTGTGCTTTACGCATAATCGCATGTATGTATTTAAGAATGGCTCATTAATTAGTAACATAAATGGTACTGGCAACCCATACTTAGTAACAACTATTGGTTCGTCAGTATTGAACGATATGTGCTGGACACAATCTGCTGATACGCTTATCGTTACACAAGAGACCATTGCTCCAGTTAAGATTGTCCGTGGTGGCAGTGACTCATCTTGGACAGCATCCGCCTTAGCGTTTGATAGCGTTCCTAAGTATGCGTTCTCTGTTACCGTAACTAACCCAGCAGCGACATTAACTCCATCATCTGTATCGGGTAAGGTTACACTTACTGCGTCTGCAGGTGTATTTAACTCAGGCCACGTTGGTCAATACATCAATGCTACGCCACAAGGCAGAGCTAAGATTGTTGCCTATACCAGTAGCACTGTAGTCAATGCCGTTGTAGAGTTCCCATTCTTTAATACTACAGCCATTGCATCAGGTAGCTGGGATTTAGAAACTGGCTATGAAGATGTATGGTCATCAACTCGCGGTTATCCACGCTCAGTTACATTCCATCAAGGCCGATTATTCTTTGGTGGTAGCAAGACAAGGCCATCAACAATATGGGGTAGCCGTGTAGGGCAGTTCTTTGACTTTGAGCCTACAGAAGGTTTTGATGATGACGCTGTAGAAGCGACGCTAGATACCAATACATTTAACGCCATTGTCGATATGATTAGTGGTCGTGACTTGCAAGTGTTTACTACTGGTGGCGAGTTCTATGTGCCACAACAAGGCTTAGAGCCAATTACCCCAGCATCATTCTTTGTGAACAGTGCAGGCCGTAATGGTAGCAAGCCAGGCATTAGGGTTCAATTGCTAGACGCAGGCACGTTATTTATCCAACGTCAAGGCAAAGCCCTAAGCGAAGTGTCATTTAGCGATACGCAACTTACGTATATTACCAGTAAGATTTCATTGCTATCAGGTCACTTGTTAAAAGCGCCTAAACGTATGGCATTGCGGAAAGCAGTGGACACGGATGAAAATGACTTGTTGCTTATTGTCAATGCGACAGATGGCACCATAGCCGCTTACTCATTATTGCGTGTAGAGAATGTGATTGCCCCATCAGAGTTTATAACTACTGGCGGTGAGTTCCAAGAGATTGGCGTTGACATTACTACTATCTATACCGTTGTCAAGCGTACGATTAATGGTGTGGTTCAATATTATGTAGAAAGATTTGACAATACGCTACTTACTGACTGCGCTCAGTCTGGTGGAATTATTTCATCATTGACCGTCTCACACCTCGTAGGAAAGACGATTAACTTGTTGTTGGATGGATTGGTTCAAGCTGATGAGGTCGTCGGTGCTGGTGGCACTGTGACGATTCCAAGGTCATCTACAGCGAGTTATGAGGCTGGATTACCCATTGCGGTAGAAGCTAGGACTATGCCAGTAGACATTAAGTTGCAAACTGGAACGCGAGTTGGCTTTAAGAAGCGTATTGTTGAAGTTAATGCTTTGGTGTTAGAGACTCAACACATGAAGGTAAATGGCGTTGAAGTTCCGTTTAGGACATTTGATACTGCTGGTATACTTGATACTGACATCCCAGAGTTTACTGGCACTAAAGTATTGCATGGTATTCTTGGCTATAGCAATGAAGCTAAGATTACAATTACACAAACATATCCACTCAAGTTTACTTTGCTTGGGATGGAATATAAAATAGCCGTACATCAAGGAACTTAATTATGCAATATGTAGCCGCCGCCGCCGCCGTTGTATCTGCTGTTGGCTCTATACGCCAAGGCAAAGACCAAGCGTCAATGTATCGCATGCAGGCACAGCAAGCCACATTAAAGGCTAG